CCGGCTTCAAGACCGTCGAGATGGTGCAAAACGAGGAAGGGATCGAAGCATGACCGACATCATCGAGCGACAACTGATCGCCGACAGTATCGAAGTCCGCGAATCGGCCGAAGGGCGCCGCGTGTGCGGCGTCGCCGCCCCGTTCAACTCGGAGTTTGATGCAGGCGATTACGTCGAACGGTTCGCCCCCGGCGCGTTCGCTAAGTCCATCCAGGAGCGAGGCGACCGCATACCGCTGCTAGAAGCGCACCGCCGCGACGCGATGCCCCTCGGCAGGGCTACCCGGCTGGAGGAAACCACGCAGGGCCTCTACGCAGAATTCTTGATGAGTAATACGGGCCGTGGAAACGAAGCATTACAGCTGGCCCGCGACGGCGTCATGCACAGTTTCAGTGTCGGGTTCGTCCCGGTGCGCGACACGCGCCGCGAAACCGGCGACGGCCGCCCGCTCGTCCAGAGGGACGAAGTCAAACTCCACCACGTTGGCCTGATCAGCGAGGTGCCGGCCTACGACGACGCCCGCGTACTCGCCGTCAGGCAGGAGTTCAACCCGGACGACGAAACGTCCGCGCCGAAACTCGCCGTGTGGCGCGCCCGCCTACTCACCCTCTGACCATCCTTCTCTATGTCGCACCCGTGTGGCATAATCCCCGTATCGCGCCGCTCCTGCGCCGCCGGTCGTGCCGGCACCTGGGAACACCCGGTACCACCATCCACGACCCATCAGGAGTAGTCATATGAAGTTGCTCGACCAGTTGCTCGACGAGCGCGAAGAGATCGGCACCGCTATGGCCGCCGTTTGTGACGCCGCCGCCGAAGAAACCCGCGACCTGTCCGACAGCGAAGAGGCCAACCTGAAAGACCTCCACGCTCGCGCCGACAGCCTCGACGCCCGCATCACCGACCTGCGCGACATCCAACTCGCGAACGCCGAGGCCGCCAAGTTGCGCGCCGAGGTAACCCCAACCCAGGACGACGCCGAAAAGGCCACCGAGGTCCGTGTGGCCTCCGAGCCGCTCACCTACGGCGAGCACACCGACGCATCGTTCTTCCGCGACGTGTTCGCCTCCCAGCACCGCCACGACCCGGCCGCCCAGGCCCGTATCGCACGGCACACCTCCGAGATGGAGGTCGAATACCGCGACGCTGGAACTGGAGCGTTCGCCGGGTTGGTCGTCCCGCAGTACCTGACCGGCCTCGCCGCCGATCTGGCACGCGCCGGACGGCCCACCGCGAACGTCTGCAACCGGCTGCCGCTTCCATCCGACGGCATGACCATCAACGTGTCGCGTGTGACGACCGGTTCCAGCACCGCGGTGCAGGCCACCGAGAACAGCGCCGTGTCCGAGACCGACATGGATGACACGCTGCTGACCGTCAACGTGCGTACCGTCGCCGGCCAGCAGGACGTGTCCAGGCAGGCCCTTGAGCGTGGCACCGGCATCGACGCCCTCATCATGGGCGACCTGGCCGCCAGCTACGCCGCGACGCTGGACTCGGGGATCATCTCCGGTGACGGCACGTCGGGCACCCATCTTGGCATCCTGAACACGACCGGGATCAACGCGGTGACGTACACCGCCGCGACCGCGACGATTGCCGGCCTGTGGCCGAAGATCATCAAGGCCATCGGCGACGTCAACGAGAACCGGTACCTTCCCGCCGACGTGGTGATCATGCATCCGCGGCGCCTCGCCTGGGTCCAGGCGCAGGTCGATGGCAACGACCGCCCGATCTTCGTGCCGACGGCGAACATGCCCCGCAACGCGATGGGGATTGGCGAGGTTGCCGGCTACGGCGCGGTCGTCGGCCAGATCGCCGGGGTGGATGTCGTCACCGACGCGAACATCCCGACGAACCTGGGCAGCGGCACCGACGAGGATCGGATCATCGTGGCCCGCCGCGCCGACCTGATCCTGTGGGAACAGGGCGACGGCGCCCCGGCGTTGCTCCGCATGGATCAGACCATCGGCGGCAGCTTGACCGTCAAGGTCGTGACGTACGGCTACACCGGCTTCACAGCAGGCCGCTATCCGACCGCCGTGTCTGTTATCTCCGGCACTGGCCTCAACGACACCCTGTAGGCCCTCCCACCAGGCTCACCCCTAGCCCCTCTAGGGCGAGCAGGGCTACCCCTCAGGCGTCCGTGTCCACCACGCGGGCGCCTGGGGGGAACCCACCACTACGAAAGGGAAACCATGCCGACACTCTGGGAGAAGCAGGCTCCGGCCCGCGTCCACAAGCCCGCAGCGAAGCCGGCAGCGAAGCCAGCCGCAAAGGCCCCGGCCAAGAAGCCAGCAGCGAAGAAGTAACCGGTGGGCAACTACGTCGCCCTGTCCGAGCTGAAATCGGCGCTGGGGATCACCGGGTCGACCGACGACGACTTTCTGAACCTGGCTATCGACTCGGCCGAGCAGGCCATCGACGACCTGTGCGGGCGGGTGTTCACCGCTGCTGGGTCGACGTCGGCTCGCACCTACCGCGCGCAGCCTTACGTCGCCGTGGTCGACGATATCAGCACCCTGACCGGTCTGGTCGTCAAAACGGACACCTCAGGCGACGGAACGTACGACCAAACGTGGGCGTCGAGCGACTACCAGGTCGAACCTCTGAACAATCTCGCCAAAGGCCGCGGCGTGTTCAACCTTCGGGCGGTCGGCGACTACCTGTTCCCGGTTTACGGCGACGGCCTCGCATCGCTGGAAGTCACCGCGAACTGGGGGTGGCCGTCCGTCCCTGACGCTGTCAAACAGGCCGCCCTGATGTATTCAAGCCGCCTGTACGGCCGTAAAGCGTCCCCGATGGGCGTCATCGGTGTCGGAGATTTCGGCCCGGTCCGGATCTCCCGATCCGATCCGGACATCGCACATCTTCTGATGGATTACCGGCGACCTGGGATCTCCTAATGGCCGACTATGCGGCGATCCGGTCAGGGCTGAAAACCCGCCTAGCGACCAGCTCGACGTTCATCCAGGTCGCGGCGACCGTCCCGGACACCGTTTCGACCCCGGCGGCCATCGTGCAACCCGGCTCCCCGGTCGTCGAATACCACCAGACGTTCGGAAACGGCCTGGAACGGTTCCTGTTCAAGATCCTGGTGCTGGCGCAACGGTTCGACGAGGAAGCGAACCAGACGCTCCTGGACGGGTTCCTGTCCGGGTCCGGGTCGATCCTGACGCTCATCGAGGGCGACACAACCCTCGGCGGCACCTGTTCGACCTGCCAGGTCGTGTCAGCTGACACCTACGGCCTGGTCGACATAAACGACACCCCGTTCCTGGGATGCGAATACACCGTGGAGGTTTACGCCTAAATGCCGAAAAAGAAGCACGAATACACAGTGGTCGGAAATCATGCGATTGACGGCCACGAACCGGGGTCGACGTTTTTGTCTGACATGTCCGACGAACAGGCCCAGCAACTAATCGACGGCGGTCACCTGACCGCCGGCAAGCGCCCAGAGGAGGGCTGAAACAATGGCAGAGTTCATTGGCGGCGCGGATGCCGTCCTCACTATCAACGCGGTCGACTTGAGCGACCACATGACGTCGGCGTCGTTGGAGATCAACTACGACGACGTCGAGACCACGGCTTTCGGCGACGCCGTCAGGACGCGGATCGCCGGTCTCGGCGACGCGACCCTGAATATTACGTTTAACCAGGACTATGCGTCCAGCGAGGTCGACGCGACGCTGAACGGCCTGGTTGGCTCGACCACGGCGTTCGTGTTCAAGTCGACCAGTTCCGCGGTCAGCGCCACCAACCCATCGTATGCCGGCACCGTCCTGGTGACCGCTTACACGCCGATGAGCGCCGAGGTAGGGGCGCTGTCGACCTTGAGCGTGTCCTGGCCCGTAACGGGCGCCATTACCCGCGCAACGTCCTAACCCAAACAGAGGGGCAACATGAAAAACAGCATGAAGATCACGCTTCGCGTCGTCCACGACGGCGCCGAGCGAACCCTGGTCGCCGGACCGGCCGCCATAGTCGCATTTGAGCGACACTGGGGCCTGGGGATCGGGTCGGCGATGGCTGAAATCCGGGTCGAACACCTCGCGTGGCTGGCCCACCGGGCCGCGTGGCAGGAAGCCCAGGCCGGCAACGGGCCGGCCGTCAAACCGTTCGACGCGTGGCTAGACCAACTCGACGACATCGAAGCGGTCGGCGACGAGGACGACCAGGACCCTTTGGATGGGACGCCCTGACCGTTCAGGTGGCCGCTTTGGCGGTTCGGACAGGGATCGGCCCGATGCAGCTCATCGAGTGCCCACCGGAGGTATTGAACGCCGTGTATCGGGTGTTGGAGTACCAGGCTGACGAAACGGAGAAAGCGAGGCAGCGGCGCTAATGGCCCGAGTCCGTCCCCTGGACACGCGTACCAACCAGACGCGGGTCGCTGTCGAAATGTTCGGCATGGACGAGTTCCTACGCGAACTCCGGTTCGCTCCGAATGAAGTCAAAAAGGCTGTGAAGCAGGGGTCGAAAGAGATCGCCGACAAAGTCGTCGTCGAAATGAAGCAGCGGGCGCGGATCGTCTGGCACCAGGAGCAGTACGAAACGATCGTCCCGTCGCTGCGGGCCGTCCAGGGCACCGTTCCAAAAGTTAAGGTCGGCGGCGCCCGAAAAGCGGCCGTTGGGCGACGGAAGCGTCGACCGTCGGCGGGCGAGTTGGTCATGGGCGCCGAGTTCGGCGGCCGACGCGAGGAAACTACCCAACAGTTCCCCATCCACCGCGGCAGCAAGGGTTACGTCTTGTTTCCGACGATCCGCAAAATGCACAACTTCATTAAAAAGGAATACACCGACCAGATCGAAAAGGTGCTCAGAAAGGTGGCGAGGTAATGGCATCCCCAACCCGAACCCTCACCGTCAACTTCGTCGGCCGCACCAGCAACCTCGACAAGTCGTTCAAGCGGGTCGCTAAAGGCTCACAACTCATGTCGGATCGTCTAATGAAGGCGACCCGCATGGCCGGCATCGGGTTTACGGCCCTGGGCGGTGTAGCGGTCGGCGCGGCGATGGCCCTGAAGCCGATGATCGACAAGGCCGCCGACGTCGAAGAATCCCTGTCGAAAAACAACGTAGTTTTCGGCGACAGCGCCCGAGCGGTCGAACAGTTCGCGCAACGGTCCCTGCAAGCGTTCGGCGTAACCCGCCGCGAAGCCCTCGAAGCAACCGGTGTCATCGGCACGCTCGGCTCGGCGATGGGCATGGCCGAAGCAGACTCCGCGAAGATGGCAACCACCCTCGTCGGCCTAGCCGGCGACATGGCGTCCTTCAACAACGCATCAGTTGAGGAAACGCTGACGGCGATCCAGGCCGGCCTCCGAGGCGAAAACGAACCGTTGCGCCGGTTCGGCGTCCTCCTCGACGCGGTCACCCTGAAGAACAAAGCCCTGGAAAAGGGCATCATAAAGAACACGAAAGACGCGCTGACGCCCCAGGCGAAAGCCCTCGCCGCCTATGCGGTCATCCTGGAGCAAACCCAAATCCAGATGGGCGATTTTGAACGCACATCGGATTCGGCCACGAACCAGCAGAAACTATTCGCGGGCGCTGTCGACGATTTGCAGGTCGCTATCGGCGAAATGCTGCTCCCGACGTTCACAGCTGCCGCAGCGTGGATGAACGAAAACCTGGTCCCGTGGGCGCAGGAACTACTCGCCGAAATTGAATCCAAGGGACCGTTCCGGGCCATCGGTAACGAAATCGGCGAACAAATGCGAGGCGGCACCGAAAAGGCGCTCGGCGACTGGGTCGCGGACACGCCCTGGTGGCAAGTGCACCTGATAAACCCGGTTCTCGATAATATGGTGAAGGCTGGGGCGTTTATCGCGGAGGGCGCCGGCCTGATCGACTTCGGTGACCCAGTTGGCGCCGCAGCCGGGGGTATGGCCCTTTTCCCGGAGGGTGGCGACGTTTCACAGGTCCGGGGCGGTGCCGCACCACCGGTTACCGACATGCTTACGATCATGGCCCAGTTGGAGGAAGCAGCCTCGGCCGCGACCGCTGCCGCAGCCGAGGCAAAAGCGGAGCCGATGCCGGGTCTAACCGTCGCCGAAGTCGACGAGATAGTCAACAATGCGGCGGCCGCAGCCGCAACTGCGGCCTTGGATTCGGCAGCGGTCGCGGAGATGGTCGAAGAGGCCGTCGCGGCGGCCGTTGCGCCTGTCGTAACCGGGGAACAACTAACGGGCGCGGATGCAAAGTTCGCTGCCCAGGGCGCCGCCGCGGCTGCTGCTGCGGCCCCTGGCCCGTCTGCTGGGCAACTCAGCGCCGACGTCGAAGCGTGGCTGAAAACCCCCGGCGCTCAGGCGATGCTTAGTGGCCCTCCGGGGACACCACAAACGGTAATCAACATCAACGCCGCGGAGGCCACACCCAGCGAAATCGTCGACCGGCTCGGAAAGTACGTCCAGGACAACGGGCCGCTCTCGCGCCAGTGGATCGACCAATAGCCGATGGCCTCGCCGACGTTCCTGGTGCAGATTTACCTCGACGGGTCGCTGCGCGATGTCACCGCCGACGTTCGCGGAATCAAAATAAACGTCGGACGGCAACGTATCCTGGATTCGTTCACCGCTGGCACCTGCCGGCTCGCGTTGAACAACCAGGACGCTAAATATGGCCCGCTGTCCGGGGGCACATACTCGGACGCCCAGTGGATCAACTCCGAAGTTCGCGTGTCGGTCACCCTCAACTCGGCGTCCGTAACGACGCCGCTGTTCCGGGGCCTATGCGACGACATCGATGTCATGTACCCGGATTCGACCGAAAGTGTGGTCATCGTCAAAGCGTCGGACGGCCTGTCGAAACTGGCCCGCACCGAACTCGTCGACGAAATCGCCGGGGTGACCGGCAACGCGACATTTGCCGAACAGGTCGGGTCGGCACGGTTCGACGCTGTCCTCGACAACGCCCAGGTTGCTTATCCTGACGGGTCGCTGCCCCTGGACCGCGCAGTCGATACCTCTGATGTGACGATGGCTGCCGAAACGGTCGCCAAACTCCAAACGTCGACCTACCTGGCACGCCTCGCCCAATCGGAGGACGGAGCGGTGTATTGCCGGCACGGCATCCCAGGCGGCGCGGCAGCGACAGCGGCAAACCGCGGGAACGTCTTGACCTACAAAAAACGCTTCGCAGCGTCAACGGCAACCGGTTTGACGTTCGGCGGGTCGGCCCCTATCGCTGAAGCACAACGCCCTGAGTTCACCGAAGTCACCACCCAGTTCGGGTCCGAGTTGCTTTACACCAGGGGCATTTACGCCGGGTCCACGAACACCGACCAGGTTTATGACGAGAACGTCATAGGCCAGCCGGCGTATGGCATCAGAACCATCGTGCGGCGTAACCTGTTGAACCTGAACGACGCCGATGTCCTGGTAGCGTGCAAAAACTTCGTCGCCCTGCACTCGACGCCTGTGCTTCGCATCTCGTCGATGGACTGCAAACCGCGGGCCATGACCGAAGCCCAGGCTGAGAAAGTGGCGAAACTCGGCGTCTGGGACGGCGTGTCGGTCAGGTTTCAACCGGCCGGCGCTGGTGTCGCCCTTCAGGAAACCGTCCGCGTGGAAGGCGTCCGGCACGACATCACACCCGGCGACTGGACGATGCGTATTACGACATCCGGGTCTGGCGCTTCGCAGTTCCTGATTCTCGATTCTGAAATCGACGGACTGCTCGACGAAAACAAACTCGCCCCATAGGAGGCACACATGGCTCAACAAACGTTTTCCGGGGTGCCGGCCTCGTTCACAGCCGGCGAAGTCCTTAGCTCGGCCGACCAGAACCTTCTGCGCGACTACCTGCTCGCCCAGATCAAAGAAGGCCAGACGACTGACACGGGTGAGATCCTGCCGATGATCATGGACCTGACCAACAATCGCATCGTGCTGGACACGGGCGGTTTAGAGTTCTCCGATGGGTCGCTGCAAACCGTCGCCGCTAGTTCCGACCCGGCCGAAGAGAACCTGATTGTCGGCCTCGAAATGTTCCTCTAGGGGGAAGCACCTATGGCTACCTATTCCAAAGAACTTCTGTCCGGTTCGACGAACGGTAAGGGCATCCTTGTCGCCGCGACAGCGACCGCCGGAACGCTCATCCACACCGCCGTTTCTGGGAGCACCGACCTAGACGAGATATGGCTGTACGCCGTCAACTCGTCGGACGCTGATGTGAAACTCACGCTGGAATGGGGCGAGGCGACCGACCCGAACGGCAACATCGAGCAGACCGTCCCGACCGAATCCGGGCTGATGCTCCTGGTCCCCGGTCTGCTGCTCCAGAACGGCCTGACCGTCAAAGCGTTCGCCGGAACCACCAACGTGATCGTCATACACGGCTACGCAAATAAGATCGACAAGTAATGAGCGTCCGCTACGCCGCCCGAACCAGGCCGGCAACGATGGTTTCTACCTGGTTAAACAACCTCACTCCCACGCCGGTTGCCGGGCCTATGACGGCGTTTGGTGGGATCATCACGCAGTATGAGGATTCTGGTACGACGTATCGGGTTCATACGTTCCGTGGTTCAGGCAAGTTCTATGTTGCTAGCGGTGCGGCTGATGTGGATTATCTGATCGTCGCAGGCGGCGGTTCTGGTGGCTGGGGAGCGACATCAGGCAACGACGGTGGTGGTGCAGGCGGTGGAGCGGGTGGTCTACGCACCGCTGCGGGGTCGGTAGCCGTGAGTGCGGGAACGTACACGATCACAGTTGGTGGGGGCGGTGAATACACAGGCACCTCTGGCAACGGCACCTCGGGCAGCGACTCTGTCGCATTGGGTATCACTTCGACGGGCGGCGGCTATGGGGGCGGTTGGACTGGCGGCGCAAATGGCGGTTCGGGCGGTTCGGGCGGTGGAGGCGGCTCAAACACATCTGCTAGCGGAACTGGTGGAACGAGTACCGCATACGGGAACGATGGCGGCGACGGCGATCAGGGTACGAGCGCAGGCTTTGGCGGTGGCGGTGGTGGCGCAGGGGCCGTTGGCGGCGATGCTAATGGCTCATCACAAATCGCTGGGAATGGCGGCAACGGGGCCACGGGTTACGGGGTCACGGCAACGGCACCGACTTACGCTGGTGGTGGTGGTGCATCGAAGGGGAACGCGTCTGGCGGTGGCGGCGACGGTGGGACTGGAGGCGGCGGCGATGGCGTGGACTGGGCGTCCTATGGCGCTGACGCTGTTCCCATCTCTGGCTGCGGCGGTGGTGGCTCAGCAGGCGATGGTGTCCGTGGCGCAAGGGCGCCTGGTAACGGTGCAACGGGCATTGTCATCATCCGATACGAGGTGGCCGCATAATGGCTGACCCCGCATACATCGACGCTAACGGTGTTCTCACGGACGGTGAGGCATGGGTCGGCCTCGGCACGACGACGCTCGGGTCGGATGCGGCCACGGTCACGTTCACCTCGACTGATGACGGTCAGGTTGGGGACTTCTCCCAATACATGGATCTGGTGGTTGTTTGTTACGTTGCGTCCTCTGTAGCGGCAGTTGACGATTTCATGCTTACATGGCTCAACGGGGATACGACGACCACCAACTATTCGTACCAGACTATGGTTGGCGATGGCCGCCCAGCAGTCGAAGCAGATGCTTCCACAACTGGAGGCCGTGGCATTGACACAAGGCGTTGCGCTGGGGCGAGTTCAACCAACATATTTGCTGCCTTTGTCATCAACTTGTTTGATGTGAACAGCGGCAAATACAAGAGTGCCGTTGCCACGATGGCAAACGACATCGACAGCGCAGTTGAGGGTTCTATGGCGGGGATGGGGGCTACGACATGGAAGTCGCAAGCACCGATCACTTCTATTGTGTTCGGCATGAACGGCGGCGACGTTGCGGCAGGTTCTTCGTTCTCCCTGTTCGGTGTGCTGCCAAGGATGGTGGCCTGATGGCTGTGATCGAAGCAATCCAGACAACGTATTTGGAGGTGGACAACGTAACAATCGTGACGTTCGCCTCTATCCCCGCCACCTACGAACACCTGCAACTGCGGGTGTCAACCCACGACCAGTATGCGGCTGACGTGGGCGAGTTGTATGTCCGACTCAACAACGATTCGGGCAGCAACTACTCAAACCATTCCATAAAGGGTGCTACTAGCACGGAAGGCGCAGATGCGAGTACGGGTAATGGCTACGGGGAGTGGGGCGATGCCGTTGCGGCGAACAATCCAGCGGGCTTTTACAGCAACTCGATTATCGACATTCTTGACTACGCGAACACCAATAAGAACACGACCGTCCAGTATTTCAGTGGGAGTGCTGCTACTTCGTCCCCGATTGTGAGGTTCGGATCGAGTCTGTGGGATGACACTTCGGCGGTCAGCGAGATCGACGTTTACGTCATCGACACGCCAGCGTTTCAGCGTGGCTCATCGTTCACCCTCTACGGATTGAACTCCTCCTGATGGCTGCCTTCACCGTTATCGACCACGAAGAACTCACTGGCGCGGCAGCGTCATGGACTTCGACAACCATCCCGTCGTCCTACGACCACTTGCACCTTGTGGTGTCGGGGCGCACCGATCAGGTTGCCTACTATTCGGCGCAGATGATTCGGTTCAACGGCGATACGGGATCGAACTACTCGGCAACAAATCTCTATACGTTTGGCTCTGGTCTGGGTTCTGACGTCAACGACACCACGGGCATCGGCTATCCGATGGTGTCAGGGGCCAGCACCCTAGCGGACACGTTCGGTGTCATCACGGCGTGGATTCCCAACTATGCCAACACCAGCAACTACAAGCAGGCAATTTGTAGCAGCACCGCTGAGAACAACAGTACGACCAACAACTTCTGGCAGTTACGATTAACGGCGGGTCTATGGCAGAGTACCGCTGCGATCACCAGCGTCACGGTTGTCGGGTTGACGGGTGATGATTTCCAGCAATACAGCACGTTCACCCTCTACGGAGTAACAGGAGCGTAGTTATGGCTAGACAGAAGGTTGTCAACGGGGTCTACATAAATCTCACGGAATCCGAAGAAGCAGAGTTGGAAGCACGGGCTGAGGCTGCCGACCAAGACTTCACTCATGTCCGGGCGCAACGCAACGGCATGTTGCGTGGCTCCGACTGGACACAGTTGGGTGACGCCGCTTTGACCGCCGACCAGGTCGCCGCCTGGGCGACGTACCGCCAGGAGCTGCGCGACTATCCGGCACAATCCGACCGGGTGTCGACGTTGCCGGCGTGGCCGACACCGCCCGGATGACCTACCAGGACTACGAATCCGACCTCAAATATTTGGAGCAGTTCCGCGACGACGGGGACGAAAACGTACGACTGTTGGAACCCTTGCTCGCATTTCGCCTGAGTCGGGCGTATAGGCGTTCTGAGCGCCTCCAGGGCTTTCTACGCATAGAGAGTGCGGGGCGCACACGGGACGCCCAGCAGTACCTGTACGACGGTTACAAGGAAAAGCGCGCCGGGTTCAACCTGGCCGCGAACCCTGACCGGATCATCGGTACGCGCGGCGGGTTCACGTTCCGCGGCAGCTGGCACATGGCCCAGGAGGACGGCTTCGTGTACGCCGTCGATTTGACCCATCATGGCGCCCTTTCCTGGGACGACGCCCACGACGACCTACGCGCCTCGGGCCTGCACACGCCCGTACCCGGGGAGCCGTGGCACCATCAGGCAACGACGATCAGGGGACCACTACCGGGGCCGTTTCCGGACGGCACGACAACGGAGGACGAGTTGACACCAGAACTGGAAGAACGCCTAGACGGCCTCGCTACGTGGGTTTTCAACGGCACGACCATGATCCTGAAACGGCTCGACGAGCTGGAACAGCAGCTCGCGACGACGAAAGGCGACGACGAATGAAGGCTTACCTGGACCTGATCGAACGGTGCGCGATGACGTTCATACAGTCGTTCGCCGCGCTACTGCTCGCCGACACAGCCGGCATCGACCTGTCCGTTTCGACGGTGCAGGCCGCCGCGGTGGCCGGCGTTGCCGCGGCGCTCGCCGTCCTGAAGGGCTTCGCGGCGCAACGCCTCGTAGGTGACAAGTCGCCGTCGCTGGTGAAGTGAGCGAAGAAACCACCACCTCTTGGAAACAGTGGAAACTGCCGCAGCTGAACCTCGGCACCCTCGTTTCGATCCTCATAGCGGTCGGGTTCATCGTCTGGCAAGGGATGATGATTCGCGCCCAGATCGACGACAACTCGCAGGCGGTCGGCGACATGGCCGTCGCTGTCGAAGAACTCGCCGGCGCGGTGAGCCTCGCCAACGAGTTAGACACGCGCACCAACCAGATGTTCTCCGAGATCGAGAACCTGCGAACCCAGTATCAGGACCAGGCGTACGCGTGGGCTGAGATTTCGACGAACACCGAACGCGTCGACCAGGTGCGCCTCGACCTCGACGACGTCCAATGGCAGTTGGACGACATCCTGGTGAGGGCCGGCGAGTTCTACGCGATCTACGACAGCGTCTCGAACCTGGAGTGGAAAACCGACGAGCTGGAACGCCGCCTCGCCGAGATGGTCGGCGGCGACAACGCCGAAGTCGACCTCAACTGGCAGGTCACCGACCTCGTTCGCCAAGTGGCCGAACTACACGGGAAGGTCAACGCGGGCGCAGACCTGGAATGGAAGTTCACAGACCTAGAAAATGGCATCGACTGGGAGATCGACGAACTGACCCGCCAACTAACCGAACTACGGGTACGCATGGACACCGGAGGCGGCGGCGTCGAACAGTGGCAGATCGACGACCTGTGGGGCGCCCACGACGACGTTTGGGGCCGCACCGACGAGATGTATGACATGGTCTGGCGCCTCTGGTCGGCGCTCGAAACGCGGTCATGGAGTCACGACTACCTCTTCAACTAGGGATGCCAGATGTCGAAGATGACGAAACTGATCGCCGCTGTGACCGGCCTGCTGGTCGCGCTCGGCACCCTGGTCGGCACGATCTCGATGACGATTGGGAAGGGGCCGGAGCCGGCGTCCGGCGGCATCACCATCGTCCTCAACTCGCCGGACGCGTTCGAGGAGTTCATATCGAACCACCCGTCCAACGGCTAACCGGTCGACAAACGCGCAGCACAGACCCGCTTTCCCCGGCGGGTCTTTTCGCCGTTTTCAGACCATCCCCGACGGCGGTAAACACGGTGCCTAAAGTTGACGTAAGGTCGCAAGGCCGACTGGTGGACGAACCAAACCAACTAGGGGGGCACTAATGGCTGCACGCACGCTCGACGATTCGACGACGGGCGCGTGTTATGCGCCGTCCCTGTGGGACCAGACCGGCGGCCTCGTCTCCGACGCCCACCCGCTAACCAGCCACCGCGCTGCCACGACCGTCAAGTCCGGCACACAAAAGGCGCAGATCCTTTTGGCGTTGCGGGCCGTGTGGCCTGACCGGGGTCTCACCGGGTACGACCTGTCGCACCGCGGCCTCGTCGTCAACGGTGCCGGCCATCCCATCTCGGCGAACCAGGCCTGCACGCGTCTGCTGGAACTACGCGACGCCGGCCTCGTCGACTTTGCCCGCGAGTTTCCGGCCGGGCCGATCGTCGAGGCGCCGACCACACCGGGCAACACCGGCCAGGTTCACACGCTTACCGCGTACGGCGTGTCCAAGGCGTCCGCTATCCCCGCCTGATGGACATCACCCGAGTCTCTGAGAAGCTGGCCGCGTTCCGATCCGATTTCCCGCCGTGTGATTACGCCCTGATGCAGTCGTTTAGCGAGGATGATGGCGGCGGTGTCGCCCGCGTTGTCGGCTGCACTCAGGTCGTCGAAGTCGAAACGGGGCGGGTGCTAGCCCAGGCGTACGGCACGCGGGCGTTACGCGCCCCGGTTCCCGGCGCTCAGGGTGCGAAAGAC